AATAGCCGCGGCACATAGCCGGGCCAGATGCGCTCGAGACAACCCCTCGCCCCAGCTTGCTACGATGTCGTTGCACGCCACAAACGAACGGGGCCGCACCAGATCGACGCTGCCGAGTTTGCCGCCCAGATCGACGCTGCCGGGTAGAGACAGACCCACTATCCAGTGCCCGCCGCGCTGTATCCGCCGTAGATCTCGGCCTTGACGCTGACCTTATCAGGGTCTCCTTCCGAGACGTCCCACTCAAAAAGACACTTGCTTAGCGTAAGGGTCGGATCCGCTCCATCGCCGTGGTCTGTGCCCTCGATCGTTAGCTTGCAGTCCAGCATGTAGGGCTCGAAAGCGCCAGAGCTAACAGAGGTCCAATCGGCGGCGCCGTTGGTCTTCTCGAGCACATCGATCAGCACATCAGACGAGCCGTTAGTGAACTCGCGAAGGTGGACCGTGAAGCTAAGAGACATCACCGGGTCGTCGCCATTGCGGACCCCCACAATCACGCCGCGATCCCGCACCACGACCCGCGCGGCCTTGGTACGGCTAAACGAGAAGTCGCCGTCCTCATATGAGACGGTGTAGGTATTCGAGGCGCCCGAATCCGTTAGCGTAATGGTGCCGTCGCGCCTGACCTTTGGTACGGTGGATACTGCCATTTGGGGCCCCTCTATGATTCAAGCGAAAAACGCTTATATGAGCTGGTCTTGTTTTCTCTAACCTTGACGCGCCGGCCTGGTGTCCGAAGTGCGTCTTTGATTGCTTGGATCATCCTATCACGGAGGCGCGGCAGGTGCCTTTCGGTAAGCATCGCCTGGACCAGGATCCACTCTTTGGTGGCCGTCTTAGTGCGCGCCACATACGCCGCGTAGGGCTTGTTCCCGTAGTAGCTGCGGGCCTTGTTTATGAAGACGATTTGGCGCGGGTCTTCGGTGGCTTGAAGCTTGTAATCCCACGCCCGGCGGCTACGGCCTACCGTCTCGAGACGCCGGCCTTTATACTTCCATCCCTTCCATTGATTAAGGGTCGCGCGCTTCATTTCTTCGGCTTCAATGGCAAACACGTCGGCCGCCGCTGACGATAAACGCTGATCGAGATTGAGATTAATCGAGGTCTCGATCTTCACGTCGGCCAGTCGTTTAGCCACTATCCACCACCACCAATGAGAAAATCTACAGCGTCGGCCCCGCCCCCTTCCGGGTTTCTAAATTGATCGAAGATTAGATCAAGCACAGATCGGCTCGGGTCTTGCTGCTGTTGTTCTTCGATCCTTCGGGCTGTTCTGTCAACGGCCTTGAATACCGCCGCTCGCATGGGCAGCTCGAACAGCCCCCACGCTTCGGGGATCAGCGTTTCCCACAGCGGCGGGTCTGGTGGTGTTCCGGCCCGGTGTACATACTCCGCGTAATACATTGGATTTTCGATAAACAGAGCCATGCGGCCGGGCGATCCGTCAAAGATAATAGACCACCGATCGCGGCTTGTTCCCGTGTCTACGGGCCACTTGTTCCGAATATAGGCGAGCATTAGCTCAGTCCACCGATACACCACATCCTCTTCATCTGGCGTGGTGGGGCGCGGCCGCCCGCCGTTCTTTTTCGTTATGTAGTCTTCGATCGTCTTTAGGCGTATGTCGACTAGAACGGCCATTAGGGCGTAAGGTCCAGCTCGTAGATCACGTCTAACGAAAACGCCTGGATCAGATACGCGCCGCCACCGGCGTATTCAGCGCCCACGCTGCCCGCGTCCACGTTGGCGGTCTGCGTTAGCGTGGTGCCCGGTGCGCTGATCGACTTCAGCACGTTGTGTAGATCGCCCAGCGCTTGGTTCGGCGCCTCTTGCCCGCTGTTGGGCTTGAGCTGGTGGCACAGCTCGACGCGAAGACGCTGCGCTATGCGGAGCCCGGATGTATCGGACCGGCCGCGGCTCGTCTCTGGCGCGGGGCTTAGCCCTTCGACCTTGACGGAAAACGAGCGGTTGATCCGAGGTGCGGATTCGTTGCGCACCCCGATGGGGGATCGCGCTTCGACCAAACCCGTAACCGCGTTGAGACGGGCGATCGTCGCGGTTAATGCGGCGCCAGGCGTCACTATCGGCGCCCGCTTCGACGACCCGAAGACAACATAATCACGGCCGACGTGGGGTTAGCCGTCGTCGTTACGGCGTTGTCTTCGCTGTTGTCGATCCGGCTACGGATCTGCATAAACGCCCGCTCGAACTGATCGGCGTAGCGGGTAGACAGCTCGTCATAGCGATCGGCCGGGTCAAGCAGCGTCGAGAAATCCCGGAACGCATACGACAGCGACAACAGGATCACGGGATCGCGTAGTGCCGACATCGTGCGCAACCGCCAGAAGGGAACGCCCTCGGAGTACATGCGCCCGGTCAACGTGGCCCAAGCGCCGTCGATGTATCCCTGTGTGGAGGTAACCCCAGAGGGGAGCAAGTTAGCGATGTCGTGGTGACGCGCTACCAGATCGGTATGCCCCACCGGGGAGTAGACTCGCGCCAGACACAGCGCGGCATCGTTGTAGAAGCTGTGGGTCTGGGCGCCGATCAGCACATCAAACTTGACCAGCCAGCCAGAGCCGTAAGCTTCGGCCTCGAGCACCGTCGAGCCGATAGCGTAGGAGACTTGACCGCCCGCCGCGGTAGCTGTCTGGGCGTCTACCTTCACCGCGCCGCTTGGATCGTACAAGCTGAACGTGGCCGAGGTAATCGTGGCGTCTGATCCGCCGCGCTCGAGGTCAACGGCTACGGTCTGGGTAGCGTCCCGTTCGATGATCGTTGGACCGTCCCACCGGGCCGAATAGCGAACCTCGACACCCATTTACTTGCCCTTCCGGCGCTTCTTCTCGTCACGCTGATCGGCCTTGATCGCATTCTCGCGGGCTAGCTTCTTTGCGTAGTCGGCCTGGTTGCCATGCTTCACGAGCTGGGCCGTAAACCGATCCATGGCTTCGCGGCGGCCTTTGGTTTCACCCATTGGCGGTAGCCTCTTCGACCGATGGCGGCGTTAGCTTCGGCTTGGCTTTGCGCTTGGTTGTCTTCTTCTTTGTGGTGGCCTTAGGCTTCTTAGCTTTGGCCTTCTTCGCCAGCTTGGCATTATTGGCGCCCCACGCGGCCTCCATGTCGGCCAGCGTTTGCACGGCCTCTTCGTATTTGTGTGAAAACTGCGGGTTCATGTGGATCCGCGCGCCCAAGCTGTTGACCTCGCGCTTCTGCCGCGCGTGGATCGCGTCGTACACTTGGACCAGCATAGGCGAGATGATCCCAGAATCCCGAACGGCCGCGCGGAACGATAGCCACTGGGCCTGTACCTCTTCGCCGGTGTCCCACAAGACCTCATCGTTGGGTAGCACGGTGGCCACCTCGCAAAAGTCGACGTACCACCGGCGGCCGTCGCGCGTCGTATAGTAGCGGACATAATCGGCATAGTCGCCCAACCGTTCGTCGCCGGGCCGGATGTAGGTGCCGCCCTTCGAAGACACGCCGGCCAATACGCGCGACATGTCGAGGTCTTCGCCCACGCCGTTACAACCCGGCTTCGCAACGATCCGCTTGAGGTCTGGCAGGAAGCCATGCTCTGTGCCGGCCCAGCTCCAAGACCGCGGGTAGGTCGCATAAACAAATTTGGGGGGCGGAACCTTGCCACGGGGAACGGGCAACCCGTCGGGTGTTTCGGCGGTGGAAACGTCGCGCGCGGGCTGGGACAAAACGATCGGCTGTGGCATGAATTCCTCGATAGAAAAAGGGGGCCCGCCCAAGGGAGAGTGACGGACCCCCAACACGGTTAGGCGTCGGAAACGATCCCGCAACCCCTGGCGTCCTCTGCCTCCACGACCGCGGGGTATAAATTAGCGATACATGATGTCATGCCATTCGCACTATCGCGGCTGGCTTCGACCAACAGATCGCCCGTATCAATCAAGATATTGTCGGCGGGGATCTGGCCCTGCAACGCTGCGATAGGTGCAAGCGTGTAAGCGAAGCAACCGTCAGCGGTCATGGCTCCGACACGGTCAGCGCCAGCGTTTGCGGTTGGGCAGGAATCGGACTGATAGAAATCGATCCCGTTCCAGGTACCTTGAAAGCCGGGGCCCTTAACGCGCAACATTTCAGCGGTGCTGGCCTGGTACTGCATAGCGCCGGTGGTAACTCTTAGCCCATCGATGAAGTCTGACATCTGCACGGGGTGAAGCACGCACGTCGACGGGGAAGCGCTCGAGTTGTTGAGACTGAACATAGCCTCATAGATGCCGGCAACGGTGAGATCGACACCGGACGTTTCCACGTTGTTGGAGATGCTCGAGTAGAGCGCCGTAACGAGGTCCGTCATGGTCAATGCCACGCCGTCAACGAGGTTTTGCACCACGGTGTTAACGTCAATGGGCCCACCGGAGACGCCGAACAGATCGGTGACCTGGTAGATCCGCAGATAGCGGGCAACCGTCAGCGTAAACTTGCTGGTGGTATATGCGCTGTTGGATGCGCCACCGGAGGTCTCCGAAGAGGCCGCGGCGAAAGCGCCGGGTACGGCGTTCTGGGTAATGTCCATTGCGGACGATCCCCAGGCGTTCCAGTCGTAGCGCGTCATGGTCGCGCGCAGATCGGTGGGGTCGTAGAGCTGCTCGGCAACGAGTGCAGACAAGACAGCAGAGATACGGCCACCGGCCGAAGATAAAGCAGAAAAGGTAATTTCGTCGGCCACGGTATTGGCTCCATGTTTGGTTTGGGTTTCGATCCCCATACGCTCATGTCGGAGAGCGGAACCGTGGCGGGGTTACGAAAACACTATCACGATCCGCTATTGGATCGCACCTTCCGCGCGCAGTTGGGCAAGGATCGCCTCCTTGTTTGGCCCAAGA